TTGGTCTTACCATGTTATGAGATAACTCCCATTTCAAAAGAATATTTGTCCCCATAACCATAACTCCATCATACCAAACATCAATAGTTTTTTCTATTTTTTCAAACCTTCCCTCTTCCATTACGGTTTCCGGTGGATTAAATTGGTCATCCTTCTCAATAACCTTGCTCCCTCCGGTTTCCATTATTTTTTTCTTATATACAATCTTGTTTGTAGATTTATAATTAAAATACAATAAGGTGCAGGTATCTCTATAAAACATATCGTTTTCGTAATACTGTGCGACATTATAATAATCATACCAATTTTGACTGTATTTACTAATCTCCTCTAGTTGCTCGTTTGTTAAGCTTGGGTCTATCTTCAAAAGCTCTGTCATTGGTAGTGTTTTAATTTCTCCCCAATAGAAACAATCTTTAAAGTGAGGGTCTTCTGTGTAACTATATACTATATTGGCAGGGTCTACATAACTTACCTTTACCCCCGAACCCGGTAAAAACTCATGCTTTGCAACACTTATACCTAGTACGGTTAAATCATAGTCAAGTCTTTTTCTTAAATCTATATAATGGTTTTCTTCAAATATTGTGTTTATAGCTTCCTCTTCAGCAATCTCTATAGATGGTTTGTAATTAAGTTGCATAAAAAGAGACAACTCTTCATCGCTATTGGGTAGTTCCTCCGGTGAAACAGTAAATGGGTCAAGAGAAGATTGTTCTTTTATCTTGGTCAAAAATTCTTTAGAAACCATTTGGGCTTCTACCATGTCTTGATATTTACTTCTTTTAGCTTGTGACATAGCGTCCTGTGCATAAGCACTAACCTTAAACAGTCTATCAGACATTCCATTTACTACTATATCCACAAACTTTGGTATTACAGGAACAGGTGTCCAATCTAAATTTAGATAAGATAAATCACCATCAATAGCTAATTCATCTTTGTATTTTCTAATTGATTGTTCTCCCCTTGCATATAATCGTAATCTATGAAACTGTCTAAATTGGTCGTAAAACCTACAGCTCATTCCATCCCTACGAAACCATTCGTATTGTATAGCCTGTCCTATTTTTAATCCATATTCGTCTGTAGCCTTTTCTGCGTCTGAAACAAATTGGTCAGGAAAAGCTGCGGACTTAATGTCTATTTTTACATCCTTCATCTAATTAATTCGCTTTTTATTCCCGTGTTTGTATACCTTGCAAAGTTAATCTTTATTTTTGACTCTTTTTTTACAGGAGTATAAAGATGTTTTTGATTAGCCATAAGAGCTAAACCTGAGCTTATCGTAGCATCGTAACGGGTTCTGTTGTTAATATCAAATTTAGCCCAATCTAAAAGAGTACGATTAAAAGGCATCGTTCCCATTTCATCACTAGGTCTAAACACTTCTTCTGTATCCAATCCTATATATTTTTCTATATAAGATTCGATTGCTGCGGCATGAGCTTGTTTTACCTCCTCACTTGTATTTGGTATACCGCCTAATTCTTTTTCGGACCTTGAAAGTTTTGTTGAATGTTTGTCCGGTCTGTTTAAACAAAACTTCCTATATCCTCTATTTTTAAAATGATATAATAACCTTGGTTTATTGTTTTCTATGAGGATTGGCATACCGTAAAAAACACAAGCCATTAATACATCTTCAAAAAACAACTCTGCAGTTTGAGGTCTCGCAATGTATTCTAAAAAAAATTCATTACTTGGAGCATCGTCCATTGAAAATTTAGTCAAACCGTGCAAAGCACCGTTAGAACCTCCCCCACCTACAACTCCACTAATATCATAAGAGTCGCAACCAAATACACCTAGGTGTTCGTTCCCCGGATATTTGAGTCCGTTTCGTTCACTAAAATTATTTTGAATATGTACAGCCGGTAACCAAGATACATAAAACCTTCCTTTTTTTGTAGGGACCCAAATCACCTTTGTGTCTTTGATACCGTCTTGCCAAATAAATTTACCCTGTGTAATATTATGCTCTCTAATAACTGAATCATTAAAATCAATCTGCTGATATATTTTGCTTAGATTAAATATAGATGACTTGCTTTCATCTCTAAAAGCATGAGCTTCAGTCCTAGGGAACTGCCTGTAAAATTCATTCAATGCATCTGCATCATTCTTAAGTGAATCTACTTCAGCCTTCCAATAATCAATACTCCCTGTATATATATAGTCACCATCAACTCCTTGTATTTCTGCTTTTGGTTTTTCTAATACAGGCTGTCCGTGTATATCTATAAAACCCTCCATGTTCCATTCCATTGGTATGAATAAAGAATACAATCCACTTTTGGTTTGACCATTAGCGTTTCTATTTAAAACATTTGAACTTTCAAAAAGCTTTTTAAAATTATCCCCGCCTTTTTCTAATGAATTAGAAGTAGAGCCCATCATACACTTACCTATAATTTTGCTACCCAATCTTAAACAGGTTTTTGTAACACCCCAATTGTTTAGAATGTTGTTGGGTTTTATCCATTTACCACTTTCATCATGTACAAGCAGTAAAAGTTTTTCTCCGTCATAAGAGTTGTCGTCAGTATTTTTCCAATCAATCGTGGTATCCAAACCTTCTAAATCATCCTCAAAAACCTCGTGCATATTTTTCTTGGTAATTTTTGAAGCAGGAACTCTATATGCTAGTTCAGATTTGGGTTTGTCCATTCCGTCTTGAATAGGTTTGAAAAAGAACGGAAGACTGTTTGATATAGGAACTACTTTATCAGTAAACATTTTTTTTGCATCTGCTCCTGTTTTGGAAAGTATACCTATTCTTGAATCTTTTGATATTGTAGCTTTGTTAACACACTCTGAAGAACTCATATATGAAAAGCCTGACCTTCTGATTTTTAAATATATCATTCCATAACTTCTTGAGTCTGCCTTACACGCCTCCCAAAATAAATACAAAGCCCGATTGGCTTCTCTAAAATCAGGATATCCCACATCAATCTTTGTCCATTGCAAATACATATAATGAGAACCTGTTATGTATGTTGGCTTTCCATTATTGTAGAACCAATAACCTTCATCACGATATACAAATTCTTTTTCTATATAATCAACCCAACGATTTTTGAAATCTCTTGGCATTTCATTCCATTGAAATATAGAACGAATTTTGTCTAATTGTTTTGGGGTCTCCCTTCTTTCCCAATACTGCTCATACTTTTTTTCATGTCTTTTGTGTATTTCTTTTGGAGCTTTTGGTAATCCGATTCGGACATTTGATATTTCTATCACCCTTTCTATCTGACCTGTCTTTGAAATGATAACCAAATCATATTTTAAATTATATCCATACAACCATGTTCTAGCCCTGTTTTTGTTTACAAGAACTGATTTTGGTATATAATTTTTTAATTCTTTTATCATTTAGAGTTTCTTTCTGCAAAACCTTGCTTAGAATTAGAAGGTTCGTTTACAATTTCTAAAGCTTCTTTTTCTGCTTCTATCTTATTTAATATTTCAAATGCATCCATGATACATAATTTTTTTGTGGCAGCAGCGTTTTTCAACCTATCTGCAGCCAACTCATCATCGGGGTCGGGTTTGATTATATCTTCCTTTGCAACTTTTATAAGTTGCTCTACAGCCCTGTATCCTGCATTTATTATTTTAAGCTTAGTTTCTTTGAGGTTCATATGCCACTATGTTGTTAGTTCTGATTCTATACAATTTATTATTGTTAAATTTAAATTCATATTCTGAGTCGGGCATAAAGGTAACAATATCTCCTTTTTTTATCCCGTGTTTTTTTATAGATTCTGCAGGATATTCCATCACACCCATCAATGGTTCATTTGAAAATGGTTTATATATATAAGTTTCAATTGCAGGTAAAGGCGAAACAAAACAAAAAGGGTCAACAGCGTTCCACTCATTATTTTTATAAAACATATAATATTGAGTTTCATCCACAAAAAAAGTGTTGTCTTTGAAATAACTCTTACCGCTTTGTCTTTTGCCATACATATCATTATAAAACTTAAAGACATTGTGATGAACCAAAAGTATATCACCCTTTTCAACAGGACCGTCA